ATGGCAGATGCTAACACCTTAACAGAAAAAGAACGAATATTTGCAGATGAGTATATCAAGACTACCAACGCAACACAGAGTGCAATTAAGGCTGGATATGCAGAAAATAGTGCAAGCGTAACAGGAAGTAAGATGCTAAGAAAACCTAAGGTACGGCAATATATAGATGCAGTCATGAACGAGCGTAGTAAAAACACAATCGCAACTGCTGACGAAGTGCTGGAGTACCTAACCAAGGTTATGAATGGTGAAGAAAAAGATGCGTTCGGCTTGGATGCATCAATTGCAGATAGAACCAAAGCAGCCGAGTTGTTAGGTAAACGGCACATGCTATTTACTGAAAAGGTAAAACTTGATGCAGAAATAGAAATTGATATATCCGACCGCATGAAACAAGCAAGGGTGAAATCAGATGAAGTACAACAAGGCACAACTGATTGATGCGTTGGGTTCGTTTACTCATGATCCGTTAGGCTTTGTTTATTTCGCATTTCCTTGGGGAGAAAAAGGAACACCTTTAGAAAACTTTGATGGTCCTGATGAATGGCAAGTAAAGACTTTCAAGAAAATAGGTGAAGAACTACGCAAGGGCAAATCGTTGGCGAAAGCAATTCAAATTGCAGTAGCATCTGGTCATGGTATTGGGAAGTCCGCTTTTTCTTCATTGTTGATACTATTCGCTATTGCTACACATGAGAATACAAGAGGGGTAGTTACTGCTAATACCGATACACAGTTAAAGTCTAAGACTTGGGCCGAGTTAAATAAGTGGTACAACCTATTCATAGGTAAAGAGTTATTCACCTATACCGCTACGGCTTTATTTAGTGCTGATAAACAGTATGAAAAGACATGGCGGATAGATGCTATTCCGTGGAGTGAAAGTAACCCTGAAGCGTTCGCTGGCTTGCACAATCAAGGGAACAGAATACTTATCATATTCGATGAAGCATCCGCTATTTCCGATAAGATTTGGGAAGTAACAGAGGGTGCTTTGACGGATAAAGAAACGGAAATTATATGGTGTGTGTTTGGTAATCCTACACGTAATAGTGGTAGGTTTAGAGAGTGTTTTAGAAAGCATCGTAACTATTGGACTACATATCAGATTGATAGTAGAACAGTTAAGATTTCAAACAAAGCCAAGTTGCAAGAATGGGTGGATATTCATGGTGAAGATAGCGACTTTGTAAAGGTTCGTGTTAGAGGGTTATTCCCTAGTGCATCTGATACACAGTTTATATCCGCATCAATAGTAGACGAGGCACAGAAGAGAGTGTACAGAGTTGGTGAGTTTAACAACCTACCTGTAATAATCGGTGTAGACCCTGCATGGACTGGTGGCGATACATTAGAAATCGTGATGCGTAATGGCTATTCCATGAAATGCTTGGCAACGATTGAAAAGAATGACGATGATATGCGTATGGCTAACCTAATAGCACAATTCGAGGATGAATACAAAGCTGATGCGGTATTTATCGACCAAGGGTACGGAACTGGTATTTATAGTATTGGTAAGTCAATGGGTAGACGATGGCGGTTAGTTGCCTTTGGCGGTGCATCGCCTAATAATATGTACCTCAACATGAGAGCGTACATGTGGGGCGAAATGAAAGAATGGCTAAAAGAGGGCGGTTCGATTCCTAATGAGCAAGGATTGTATGATGACCTCGTAGGGCCAGAAGCGATCATTGATAAGAATGGCCGTATCCAACTTGAAAGCAAGAAAGATATGAAAGAACGAGGGCTACCATCACCGAATAAAGGCGATGCATTAGCCTTGACCTTTGCATTTAGGGTCACTAAAAAAGTAAATGGCAATCACAGAAGAGTAGCGAATACAGAGTACAAACCATTTGGGTAAAGGGGGAATGTGAATGTGTATGAAAGCTAAGACACCAAGTGTTACTACACCAGCACCATCGCCATCACCAGTTGCACAAACTGATGATATGACGAAGAAAGATGAACAATGGTTCACCGATAAAAAGCGTAAGAAAACTGGTTATGATAGTACCATCTTGGCTAGTGCTTTGAACCAAGCCACAGGCAAAACAACATTAGGCGGTTAATATGAGTACTATCTTATCAAGCCTTGCTAGGCAACCTACAGAAAAACCTGTAACTAAACCAAAAGACTACAAGAAAATAAAAGCTAAATTCAATCAGATGTTTACCAATCGTCAAAAGTACGTTGAGAAATGGAAGATGATTAGAGATTATCAGTTACCATTCCTTGGTGTGTTCGATGGTGAGCAAGACCAATCGAAGTTGTACACCGATAAAATCCTTACTGGTATTGCTTGGGAAAGTTGCCAAATATTCGCTAGTGGTGTAATGAGTGGAATGACACCGCCTAGCAGGAAATGGTTTAAGCTAACCATGGAAAATACAGACATGGCAGCAAATAGCGATGTAGCGAAAGTATTAGATGAACGTGAAGAAATATTGTATGCAGTATTTGCAAAATCCAATTTCTACAATGTTGTTCACCAAGTCTATATGGAACTACCATTCGGACAAGCGCCGATGTCAATCATGCCTGATGGTAAAGTTGGTGTACGTTTCACATCGTATCCAATCGGTACTTACGCATTAGAATGTAATGCTAATGGTGAGGTTAACACGTTTGGGCGAAAGTACAACATGACTTGCGACCAACTCGTGGAAGAGTTTGGATATGATAACTGTACCGAAAAGATTAAAAATGCATACGATGACGGCAAGGGTAATGCATCTACATATACTGTTTGTTGGCTAGTGTGTGAAAATAAAGACCACAACGGAAAACTAGGTAATAAGAACATGCCTTATTCCTCTATTTACTGGGTTGAGGGGAGTAGAGATGATGAAATCTTGCGACATAGTGGCTATGAAGAATGGCCTATTCCAATCGCACGGCACACTACACATGATCTAAATGGTTATGGTAAAGGTAGTGCATGGTTTGCACAATCTGATGCAATGATGTTGCAGAAATTGGAATTAGACCGACTAACCGCTATTGAGTTAGGAGTGAAACCACCAATGGCCGTAACATCCGATGTGATTGGTAGTGTATCACTATTTCCGGGTGGTATAACCGAAGTCGATACAGGTGGCAAGGTTGAGCCTATCTTTAATGTAGGTATCAATCTTGATTGGATAATGCAACAAATCATCGAAGTTAAAGACAGTATCAAGCGTGCATATAGTGCTGACTTATTCCTAATGCTAGACAATATGGACAATGGACAAATGACGGCAAGGGAAGTCATGGAGCGCACGCAAGAGAAACTACAACAATTAGGGCCTGTAGTGGAACGGCTACTATCTGAATTTCTTAATCCAATCATTGAACGCACCTATGCGATATTAGATCGTGCAGGTGTATTTCCGCCAATTGATGAAGCATTAGCGGAAGAGTTAAATGGCCAAGATGTTAAGATAGAGTACATTTCACCATTAGCACAGGCACAGAAAGTATCTTCATTAACTTCAATCGAACAGTATTTTGCGTTCCTTATGTCATTAGCACAGGGCAATCCTAACATCCTACAAAAATTTAATTTTGAGGAAGCAGCGGATTATTATGGTGTTAACCTCGGTGTACCTGCAAAAGTAATTGTATCCAACGATGAATATCAAGCTAAGATGGAAGAACAACAACAGGCACAACAGGAACAAGAGGAACAAGCACAAATGATGCAAGCAGCACAATTAGCACCTCAAATGGCGAGTGCAGCTAAACAAGCAACTGATGCGGCAAATGATGGAAACCCTGTAATGCAACAGTTAATGGGAATGGGGTACTAGATGAAACAAAAAAGAGATTATATGCGAGAGCGTGATATTGAAGCGCTAAACCACGTACTGAGCGATGAACTCGGTAGGTGGTTTTTTTATCGCATTCTTGACCGAGCAAAACTGAATAGCCAATCATTCACAGGCAACAGTACAACATTCTTCAATGAGGGAATGAGGGCTGTTGCTATTTTGTTACAAAACGATTTAGGAAAGATTGGCGATGGTGTAGAGGGAGTTAAGAAATATCACCTAGCACAAATAGAAAATATTCAGATGCAAAAATATTTCAAGAATTTAGAACAAAGTGAATTAGAGAAAGGTGAATAACCATGGCAGAAGAACTAGAACAAGGCACGAATAATAACACAGGTAGTGCAGATGGTGGTACACCACAGGACACGAACACACAAGACCAACCAAATACGATTTTAGGCGGTGGCGGTGATACTAACACCGACCAAAAAACAGAACCTGTAGAACCTACTGTATATGATTTCTCAACTGCATTTGAGGGTGGCGAAGTCGACCAAACCATCGCAGATGAGTTTTCAAAAATGCTTAATGGTGTAGGTGCAACGCAAGAGCAAGCGTTACAAATGGCTAAGTTTGGTAATCAATATGCTACTAACCTTGTAACGGCTTACGAAAACCAAAAGCAAGAAGCACTTAACGCACAATACAAAGGTTATGCAGATAACGCTCGTGAGGTATTAGGTAATAAATTCGATGCTACTGTTAGCCAAGCGGCCGCAGGTGTTGAAGCGGTAGAAAAGACTATTCCTAATATCCGTGAAATCCTAGCTGAAAATGGCTTGGGTAATCGTGTAGAAGTAATTCAACTATTCGCACATATCGCTGGTATGGCAAGCGAAGATAGTAACGCAGGGAACAACAGACCTGCAAATAATCAATCTGACGAAGCTATTAGACGGAATATGTATCCGTCCATGTTTAAAGATTAAAGGAGATTAATTAATGGCTACAATTGGAACTAACAATCCTACATTATTGGATTTACAAACTCGTATGGATCCAAATGGTAAAATTGCACAAATCATTGAGCAATTGAACCAAACAAACGAAATCATTCAAGACATGACAATGATTGAATGTAATGATGGTACATCTAACAAAACAACTGTACGTACTGGATTACCATCCACAACATGGCGCATGTTGTATGGCGGTGTACAACCATCTAAATCCACTACCAAACAAATCACAGATACTTGTGGTATGTTGGAAGCATATTCCGAAGTGGATAAAGACTTGGTTAAACTTTCCAATGACCCTGTAGCGTTCCGTGCAACAGAAGATAGTGCATTTGTTGAAAGTATGGGCCAAGAAATCGCACGCACATTTTTCTATGGTGATGAAACTACACCTGAGAAATTTATCGGTTTATCCGCACGTTTCAATACATTGGATGTGAAAAAAGCTGATTGTGCTAAAAACATTATTGATGCAGGCGGTACTGCTAACCTTGCCTCTATGTGGCTCGTAGGTTGGGGCCCTCTTACTGTACATGGTATTTATCCACGTGGCAGTCAAGGCGGTTTAGAACAAGAAGATTTGGGCGAAGTAACAGTTACTAAAGCTGATGGTTCTATGTTCCAAGCTTATCGAACTCATTTCAAAGAAAACATCGGTTTATCCGTGCGTGATTGGAGATATGTAGTACGTATCGCTAATATCGATATGAAATCTATCAAAGAAGATATTTCCGCAGGCCCTAACTTGATTAACTTGATGATCCGTGCAGAAGAAAAAATGCAATCTCTTACAGGATGTCGTCCAGTATGGTACATGAACCAAGAATTGCGTACATTCTTACGCTTGCAAAAGAATAAAGTACATGGTTCTACTATCACAGAAGATATGGAAATGGGTAAAATGGTTACTCGTGCAAATGGTATTCCTGTTCGTAAAATTGATGCATTGCTTTCCACAGAAGCACGTGTTACTGCATAGTAGAGAGGAGAAAATACATGATTATTGATACTTTAAATACATTCCATTGGAAACGTGAATTATCTGGCAATGTCAGCTCCGATGTTATGGTTACTAGCGGTGATGCTGACCCTAACTTGTGGTTAGTGGTTCGTGTAGACAAAGCATTAACAGGTACTGCATTAATCAACGTATATACATCTGATACAGAAAACATTGCTAACCCTGTATTGTTGCATGGTATTACATTACCAGCCAATGCACCAGCTGGGTACGAATATAAAGTGCGCTTGGCAAATGGTGTTAAACGTTATACACGTGCTAATGTCAACAATGCAACGGCTGGCACAATTTCTGTATTCTTAACTAGCGGTATCACTAGCAAATAGGGGGTAACATGGAATACATTGCAAAAGTAACTTTGTATCACAATACAAAGGGTTTAATTGAAGAAGGACAAACAGTAGAACTTACAAAAGAAGAAGTAGCTGAATACGATAATGATTACTTCAATGATTTGTTTGAAGCTGTAGGCGCAGAAGAAACCGAAGATGGCGAAGATAAGCCAAAGACTAAATCTAAAGGCAAGAAAACGGAAGAACCTGCAGAATAACAGAATGAGGGGTGCGTATGCATCCCTCTTTTTTACTACAAAGGGGGCAATATGACACCTACTGATATTTGTAATATGGCTCTTAGTCTTATCAATGGCGGTAGGATATACGGCCTTGATGAAGAAACAGAAACGGCTAGACAATGCAGATTGCACTATGATGCGACACGCAAGATGCTACTATCTCAATACGAATGGAATTTTGCACGAAAGCGTGAAGAGTGCGTACTATCTGAGCATAAACTAGCTGGCTATGAATTTGTTTATGCGTATCCTGAAAAGTGCATCCGTATCCTTGGGGTGATTCCTAAAGGTGAACGATTTAGAGCGGATAGGCAAAAAGAATTTGATGTATTTACATTTGACGATAACACAAAGTATATCGTTAGTGATGTACCGCTTGCGTACATCGATTACGTGTACGATGTGCAAGATATAGATGTATTCAGTCCTGTATTCGTACAGGCCTTGAAGTCTAAAATGGGGGCAGAATTAGCCATGCCATTAACTGGGAATAGCGGTTTATTCGACCAATGTTACAAGTTATATCAAGCAGCAACGCAAGAGGCCAAAAGTTTGAGTGCTAAAGAACGTAGGCAAGATATGCCATATATTTCTAACTATGTAAAAGCAAGGAGTTGGTAATCATGAAACCAATGTATATATCACAACTTGCATTTACAACTGGTGAGATTTCGCCTGATGTATCTAGGCGGTTTGACTTAGATCAGTTTAAAAGTGCGTTGCTATTAGCAGAAAATGCAGTAATCAGACCTTATGGCGCAGTAGCTAGACGGCAAGGTTCAGAGTATATAGGGCAAGTCAAAAATAAGGATAAGTCTACACGGCTATTTGAATTTACGGCCGAAAAGAATAAATCATTCCTACTTGAGATTGGTGAGCAGTACATCCGAGTGTGGCGGAATGGTATCTACACAGGTATTGAATTACAGACACCATTTGAAAGCGATGTAGTCGATAAATTGAACTGCATCCAAAGTGGTGATGTAATGTTCATTTGTAGTGGAAAATACCCTGTTAAAACGCTATCACGATATAGTGACACGGACTGGCGATTTGATACATATAAACTATCAGAGCAACCATACGGCGAAGTTAACATCGACAAAGAAAGTACTGTAATCTTGAATGGCGATACCTTAACCGCCACAAAAGATATATTCAATGCTGATATGGTTGGTTCAGTCATGCAAATTGAACACTATGTAAAATCAATTACAACTAGCAATACTGGTGAAGTTATAACAACTGTAACTCCGATTAGATATGGTTGGAGCGTTGGGTCAAGAGTAAATACTGATTACAATAACATCAACTACGATGTAGAACAATTCAGTAGTGATGAGGATTTATCGTGGAAATTCACATCACATGGCACTTGGAATGGCACTGTTAAAATCCAAATCAGCAATGACAACGGCACTACATGGAAAGATTACAGGGTATATACATCCAACAATGACTACAACGTAACCGACACAGGCAAGGTTACACCTAGTGCTAAATTGAAAGTTGTATCTGATTTAAAAGGCGGTAGCGTTAATGTAGACTTATCATTCTTGCCACATTCTAATTATGGCGTAGTTGAAATTAAAGAATTTGTTGATAGTAAGCACGTTAAAGTAAATATATTGAATAGCGTTGTAGATAACGAAGCCACCTCTAAATTCAGATTTGGACAATGGGGAAAAGGCCTTGGTTATCCTCGTGTATGCACGTTTTACCAAGATAGGTTTATCCTAGCATCCAGTTTTCAATATCCTAACTACATATGGTTTAGTCGCACAGGCGATTATTCAAACTTTGGTGTAGAAAAGGTAGGCGGTACGATTACAGATGATAGTGCAATCACACTACCTGTTATTAATCGAAAAATGTATGACATTAGGCACTTGATACCTGCTAATGACTTATTGATTTTGACGAGTGGTAACGAATGGATTATAGATGGTTCAAAAACTATCACACCTACAAACTGCAATCTACGTACACAAACCCAACGTGGTGCATCTGAATGTGAGCCACAGTACATAGGGAATAGATGTGTGTATGTGCAAGCTAGAGGATGTGTAGTGCGTGATTTAGGATATTCCTATGAAAGCGATAACTACACAGGGGCTGACTTAACTCTATTCGTTAAGCATCTGACAAAGTATCGTAACTTTATCACAAGTGCTTATGCACAAGATCCAGATAGTATCGTTTACTACGTTACAGATGATGGCAATATCGATTGTCTAACTTATATTCCTGAGCAAAAGGTGTATGCATGGTCGCACTTCACCACAAAAGGTAAATACAAATATGCTGAGAGCGTGGCAGAGGGTGAACAAGATAGTTTATATGTAATTGTTGAGCGTGATTTCAAAAGCGGTACAGTGATGTGTATAGAACGATTTGAGCCAATGTATAACGCTGATAATAACAACGTGTACATGGATTGTTACATTCGACAAACCAGTACAGAGAATATCAGCACTATCACAGTACCTCATCTGATTGGTGAGGATGTGCAAATTGTGGTTGATGGTAGGGAACGGCCAATTAAGGAAGTACCACCTACGGCAATTATTAATATCGATGGTAAGGCACAAAGTGTAGCCGTTGGTATCAACTACACTACACGATTACGTATTCCTAGCATTGAAATGCAAATACAAGATGGTACATTGCAAGGTAGATTATTAACGATGAGTAGATTATCGATGAACATCTTAAATTCATTCGGTGGCAAAATCGGAAGAAACTTTAACCATATGGATGACATTTCACTACCGCCACTCAAATTATATAGCGGCGATAAGGTGTGTATATTGCCAAAATTCGATGGAGTGTACTCAACGGATGCATCTGTATGTATTTTGCATGAAAAACCATATCCATTTAACCTTTTGAGCGTTACAAGAGAGGTAGAAATAGGTGGAGGATTCCCAAATGTTACAGGACTTTGAGATTTGCCCTGTAAGGCACGTTTCATTAATTCATGACTTATATATCAACCTAAGGGCTATAGACACCTTAGAGGTCAATATAGCGAACCAAAATTTTCCAAAGTATGGAAAAAATGATTTTGTTAGGGATATATGTAGTGATGATTATGAAAATCACATTGTAATTGAGAATGATGTACCAATAGCCGTTTATGGTATCTCTAAAAAGCCAATTAATGGAATGTACTGTATTTATTTCTTAGGAAACAAGATACTAGATACCAATTTGAAATTACAAAAGGAATTTCTAAAGCGAAGTAACGCAATCATAAAAGAGTGGTTATCCACTCATGAATGTTTATTCAATTTCATACATAAGAAAAATAACCGCTCGAAGCGATGGCTTACATCACTAGGGGCGGTTATTCATTCTGATATTACACATAACGGAATGGAACTATTTACATTGAGAAAGGGGGATGCGAATGTGTAATCCTATTGCATTGATGGCTGGACAATTGGTTACTACATTATGGGGTCAACATCAACAGACAAAAGCACAAACTGCTATGTATAATGCACAAGCACAAGCAGCGGAAGCTAATGCACGTATATCTGATAGGAAACAACAGGATATTGCCAATCAAGCACTACAAGAGCGAGATAAGATGGACAATAAAATGCGGTTGATTGCAGGTCAGAATACGGCAGAAGCAGGCGCTACAGGGTTATCCATGAGTGGTACACCATTACAATTAATGGCTAGTAGCTATGATGAATACAACAAGGATATTAACAATTGGGAAACTAGCAAGAATAACAGTATCTACAATGAATATCTTAATGGGGTTAACTATCGCAATGAAGCTAGTAGTGCAAGAGCAGCTGCATCTAATGCGAAAACGCAAGGGCGATTGCAAATGCTCGGTACTATCTTGAGTGGTGCATCTAGCATGTACGGATTGAAACAACAATACGCAGGCAATGGTAAAGTTGGTAAATCTAAATATCAAACTGTATATGGTGGTGATACAGATTATGATGCTATTACAGGTTTGAAACAAGGCGATGATTTAAGAATGCAACAAGGTGTAGGGCCGGGATCTATTGTAACTGTTCGTAAAGTTAGGAGATACAGATGAAGCTAGTCAGTTATGAGGGTGAACAAAAACTAAATACAGTTAATGGTAATGTTGCCAATACTGCTAATGCTGCTGCATATGGTGTAGACCAACAAGGACTAAGTAACCTTTCAAAAGCGGTTGGTGATTTGGGAAATACAATGTTACAAATTCAAAAGCAAAAAGAAATGACTGATGTAGTTAATGCTACAAACGAATTTAACGCTGCTATGAACGATTGGATGTATAACCCTGATAACGGCGCTATGAATAGAAAAGGCGAAAACGCATTAAGCATCCCTGTTGATTATCAACTCAAAGTACAGGAATTGAATAAACAAATTGCTGATAAATACAATTTCAAGTTAAAAGATAGTATTAATGCTTTCAACAAAATTGTTGATACTGATAAGACAAATACAATTAACAATATCAATAAATATGTTAGAGGTCAGTACGAGGATAGTGCATTAAAGGCACTTGACTTGAATGTACAAAGTATCGCTAACAATGGTGTTGTAAATGGTAGTCCTGATGCATTTGAACAAACCATGCAACAATTGAGTGGTAGTATCAAAGCACAGTTAACCAATCTAGGGTATGACGAAAACACAATAGATGTACAAGTTAAAAAAGCACAACAGAATACTGCAGTTACCATGATTGAAAAGAAAATAGCTGATGATGATTTAGATGGCGCAAATAAAATGATTAATGCAGCTGCATCATCCGGATTAATTGATGAAGATAAAATTATGGGATACAGACAAAAGGTCAAGAAAGCATCCGTTGTATTGGCTACATCTGATGATGCAGCAATTGATGAAGCAATCGGACAATTTGACCCTCATGATCCTAACTTGCTTGATAAAGTTACTAAAGCGCTTTTTGATAAAGGGTTTGGTAAAGTTGCAGGTGCTATGGGTGAGCCAACAGTCGAAAACCTAAAGGCAGCGGTTATGGGGCAAGAAAGCGGTGGAGATGCTGGTGCGGTGAATGCACGTACAGGCGCATATGGTTTGTTCCAAATCTTACCGGATAACTGGCCAGAGTGGAGCGCACAAGCAGGTATACCGGGTGCTGATATGTCAGACCCAGAAGCGCAAAAGAAAGTAGCTGCATTTAAACTTGGTGAGTATGCACAGAAATATGGTGTAGAGGGTGCGTTCGTTGCATGGTATGCTGGCCCGGTAAACGGGCAACGTTGGAAAGATGGCGCACCAGATGCGATTGATGGGAATGGCAACCATTACTCATGGGATGCACCACAGGGCAATGGCGATGAACCTAGTATCAGACAATATATGCAAGAGGTTAAGGCTAGACTGTTTAAAGGCGGACAACAACAAGAGGAAACGGCTGCACAAGCGCAACAACGTAAAGAATTAATTCAACGTAATGTGGCTACACGCATTCAAAATCTACGTAGAAAAGAAGCACAAACAGTTGAAAACCAACGTGCAGAAGTTGCAGAAAAAGTAGCAGCAGTTGTAGCTAATGGTGGTACAGAAGCTGATGTACTAAAAGTTAAACAAGACTACGCAGCAACACATTCTGAATACGCTAGAGCGGAACAGGATAATTTGAATAGAATGCAGTTGAGCGTAAATAAAGCAGCACAAAACGCAATGAAAGCAAAAGAAAATAATGTGCTTGGTGTTAAGGCTGCAATTGCTAATGGACAATTCAAATCGCAAGGCGAATTAACAAATTTTCTTGGTGAAATGGGAGTGTATTTCACACCTGTTCAATTGAAACAAATTGATGATTATTACGCATCATATACTAATGGTACTGGCGATTTTGCACCTAATATGAAAGGTATGAAAAGCACAATCGAAAGTATAGCGGGCAGAAAGATTGATGGGGTTGAGTATCAAGGTGTGGCAACCGCAGTATATCCTAAAGTACAAGAATACAGAAATAAATATGGCACTGACCCATCACCTGCACAAATGGCAGAATGGGGGGCCGATGCAGTATCTCAACAAGCCATAGCATCTACTAAAACAGGTGAATTTTGGGGCGCAGGTAGAATGTCTAATTTCTTTGGTGGTAAAGGTGCAGCCGTTACATATACCAACGCACAATTAGCAGCTAATGGTATGTACGGCTTATACAATACTACTGGTGATGATGGTGAGCCGTATTATGTATATAAAGATAGTAGCGGTCAAGAACACACGATAACACCGGAAGAATTAGCTGAAAGGTTAGGACAATAATGAGTGATTATATAATTACACCGGAACAAGCGACGAACGGAACATTTGCGATAAAATCAAAAGCGCATACTACGTTTGATGGCGCAGTACAACAAGAAACAACAGATAATTCATATGGTAAAGCTATCAGTAGTGCGGCAAATAGTGTAGGTGCATGGGTAACAAAAGACCCTAGCACGGCAACAGTCGATACGGATGCAATGAACGCATTGGCGCAAACCGATGTTACACCGCAACAAAGCGAAAACTTTGTAAATAAAGCTAGTGAAATATTACAACCGGCAATGCATCGTGCGGAGCAAATCTATTTGTGGAATAAAGCAGACTGGGCGCAATCAGCACTTGATAGTGGTGAAAAACTAGGTATTAGTGCTGACCTTATCATGGCTAGTGGACAAGAGGGTATCAGACGAGCAGAAGCAGCTGCAGCACAAATTGAACGTGGTAGAACTATTCAAGAAGTGCGTGAAATGTATCCGGAACTTGAAAAGGTTAATTATAAAAACTCAGCAGAAGCGATTACTACGTTACAAAACCTTGAAGCAATTAATAATACACGAGGTGTATTTGATGCGGTGCAACAAGGTATTTGGTCGATGAATGATCAGATTAAATTAGGGCAAGTTGGTTGGAAGCTATCTCAAACTACTGATAAATCTGAAATCGAAGATTTAACAAAAGAGATGGAGCGCTTGCAATCGAACTTAAAGCAATACAGGCAAACAGATGGAACAGATGTGTTACAACAAGTAGTAGGCGCTACTGCTAGTCAAGGCTATATGATGGCGGCGCAAGCTATTATGGGGTCTAATCGTGCGGCTGAGGGGATGGCACTAGGTGCTGCAACAGGTGCATTAGCTACCGCATGGGCTGGTGGTGAGGGTGCTATTCCGGGTGCATTAACTGGTTTAAGCACAGGTGTTCAAGTCGGTATGGGTGAGCAGATGTACCAAATGTCATTCGGCACAAAATACATTGAACTCATCAATAAACGAGATGCACAAGGTAACAGAGTATATACAGATGATGAAGCTAGAAAATATGCAATGTCATTTGCTGCAGTTGATGCAGGTATAGAATTTGCATCATTTAAAGTGTTTGGTAAAGCCTTATCATCTGTTGCACCTAAATCTACCATGGCTAAAGCTATACAAAATGCTACAAGCGATACAGCACAAACATTTAGCCGTGGTATTGGTACAACAGTTGCACAAATGATGAAAGCTAATGTTAAAGCTGGCGGTTCTGAATTAGTTGAAGAGGGATTGCAAGACATTAACGAAAAATTCCAACATAACCTATATCGCAATGCTAATGACCCAGAGGGAGTATATTCCATAGGTGATATGGCAGTAGGTGCAGGCGGTGCAATGCTACAAGCACTACCAGCCGTTATTGGTTTGGGTGCAATTGGTGGCGGTGTGAGTGGTATCCACACTATGAAAGCGTTTCATGAATTTCAAAAGCTAACACCAGAGCAGCAACAACAAGCCGTGATGGCAGAACAAAATAGAAATGGTAACGCTATCATGCAAGCGTTGAAGCAAGATGCATCGTCAAATAAAATGGCAAAAGAAAACCCTGAGTTGTACGGAAAAATCGTACAAGCACAGGGCGATAATGTAGGTGTATCTACTGCATATGTAAATGTCAACGAAATGGCTGAAACTGAAGAGGGCCAACAAGCTATTAAGAATATGATTGATAGTGGTTTGGTTACGCAAGAGGAAGTATCAAAGAGCATTGAAGCTAACGCAGATATTCCTGTACCAATTGGAAAGTATGCACAATTAAGCGGTGGCTTGACGGAAGAAACTGTAAAGGCACTAGAAGAAAGCACATACTTTACTCGTGGCGGTATGAGTATGAAAACCCTTGAGCGTGCAAAAGCGGAAGTAGAAGCCTTTAACAATAACCTAGTTGATGCAACAGAAAAGAAAGCTGAACGAGTTAAAGAAAGCATTATCCGTGATGAATTTGAAGATGCAAGCGATGTAGATCGTGAAGTACTAGACCAAGTATTCGCTAACCCTACTCAGGTTAAACAAGCATACAATAACTTGTACAAAAACCTAGTGCAAGAGTATCGTGAAAATTACGCAAGCGACTTTGACAATATGGATAATGATATCAAGGAAGCTACGGCAAGTGGTGTAGAGCCACAATGGTTGACTGATTATAAGTCTAACAATAGCGGTAAAGCACCACGCACGAATGCAGAACGTAGACGTGCAGCATTTCATTCAAGCGTGGTAAAAGCACAAACTGCATTTGCTGATAATACGGAAGCACTCAACCAAAGCAATATCCATCATGCTGATATGGAACATACGCTACAACAAATTGAAAGCCTTGAACGCTTGCACGATAAGATTTTTACATTAGCAGATAACGATATAGCGTTACGGATGCAATTATCCAAGAGTGGCTATGAAGTGTACAACAAAGTTGTTAAAACGATTGGCGAAAGCACCGATAGAAAACAACGTGAAACGGCAAAAGCTAATGCGTTGTTAATGGCACAACATGCTGATGTAATGGCACAATATATGCGACAAATGGGCCGTGGTGGTTATACTGCTATGGATTATTTGCGTGATAGCGTGCGTATCAACATGAATGCTAAATTAGAAAACCAAGCAGGGTATAATCAATTAAATCAAGATGCAAGACTTAAATTAAGTATCGATAAGAAAAAGTGGAGTAAAATCATTGATAATATTTCGTCTTATAAAAGAGATGATTTAATTAGAGTTATGGATACTCCAGCTGTACTGCAACTCATAGGTGTTAAGGATTTGCCAATTAAAATGTATGTTTCCAAATATTGGGATATGAAAACGGGTGCTGGCAAAAACAATCAACATAAGACAGTTACTAACAAAATGTGGAAACAACTACCAAGTGCATTGGTAGATCCGATTGCAATTTTTCCATCTAAAACAGTTAATGGTTCAATTGTGATTATGACAGAAATTACAGATAGCAACAAAAAACAAAGTGTTGTTGCTTTGGAATTATCTGCTAATGTTGCAAAGAATATTACAATTAATAGAATAAAATCTTTTTATCCTAAAGATAATGCTAGTGCAAACACGTGGTTTTATAATAATTTTGCAGATAAAAATAATCCGCCACTATATATTAACGAACAAAAAACCACTAGATGGTTTACGAGGCGCGGGCTCCAATTGCCTTACCAAGTAAACCAATCTAGTGGTTACTTTAATAAAAGTATACCAAACGAAAATGATTTAAGCAACTACAGGAATGCAAATAGTAATATTTTCTATCAATCTGCATGGCATGGTTCACCACATGATTTTGACACATTTGATTTAGGTGCTATTGGTACTGGTGAGGGTAATCAAGTACATGGTTGGGGATTGTATTTTGCTAAAGATAAGAAAGTATCTGATTTATATAGACGTGAATTATCTTTAATTCATGATGTTGATAAAGGTACATTATTTAAAGTTGATGTTCCAGATACTAAAACAATGATTGATGAACAACAGTCATTAAATGTTTTAAGTAAAGAAACAAAGCAAAATTTAAAAGCAGCAATTAATGCGTTACCAGAACAAGAAAAAGAAGTATTTATCAATGAATATACAAATAGCCCTTTATTTAACCATTATGCAAAAAAAGAAATTGATGAATTAGGCAGTGATTTTGATCGACTAGACACTGAGTACAATTTACTCAAAGATAAATACCTTGAGAAATATCTTGAAGGAAATCTTAGTGCAATTACACAAAGAACCTTAAATAGATTAGCTGAAAAATATAATATCGATTTAAAGGCACTAAAAGAAAACCCTAATAGTATAAAAGATATAAAAAATCAACTAGATACTATGTGGTTTAATGCTTTTACAGAATATGGTATGGCTAGCAAAAAGTATAAGGAAATTTATTGGGGCAAGTATAAAGAAGATTTTTCTACACTATTAAATGATAGTGGTATAAATGGTAAAGATTTTTATATGGCTTTATCCAAAGTGTTAGGCGGCACAAAACAAGCATCAGAATATCTTAATAAGTATGGTGTTAAAGGTATTACTTACGTTGGAGAACAGGACGGACGATGCTATGTAGTGTTCGATGATAAGGCGATTAAAGTCATTGAAAAGTACAACCAATCCGTTAATGGTATGACCGAAATCATGAGCGATGGCGAACGTATCATCAACATTTTCAAAACAGCAGATAGAAGTACATTCTTACACGAAATGGGCCATGTGTTCTTTGATGATATTCAAAAACTAGCATCTATGGACAATGCACCTAGTCAACTTGTAACAGATTGGAACAAGTTGAAAGAGTGGAGCGGTTGGGTTGATGGCGAAAACGTGGATAACACCAAAGCACACGAGAAATTCGCACGAGGTTGGGAAAGCTACTTGCGAAGTGGTGAAGCACCAACAAAAGGATTACAACGTGTATTCCGTCAATTCTCTAAATGGTTAACTCGTATTTATCGTAGTGTGCAACGTTTAGGCGGTGAAGTACCATCCGACATTAAAGATATAATGGCACGTATGATAGCTACACAAGATGATATTGAAAACTACGCACACGAGCAAGCATTAGAACAATTTGAAAATACAAAATTGTATCAACAGTTGAGCGAAACCGAACAGGCACGAGTGCAAGGGTACATTGCTGACATCAAAGAAAAAGCTAAAGAACATGTAATGCGTAAGTACATGAAAGAATTAGACAATCGACCTATTAAAGAATGGGAAGATGTGAAAGACGATGTACAAGCCGAAATTGAAAAACGATTAGTCGAAGAATATCCTATCTATAAAGAGCATCAACGATACTCGGTGTTTGGTACTGATGCATTGAAAGATACGCAATACCAAACTATTGAGGGTTTAGAAAGGGCGGAACGTGAGGAAACTGGAAGTACTTACGATGAAGCAGTAGCACAAGAAATGGATAATGCTAGGAATGAGTTTGTTAATGATCCAAATGCTGGCAAATCCAACCAAGAAATAGCCGAAGAAATGCTATTATCTAATCAAGGCCAAATGGAACTTACTCAAGAGGAAGCACGCTTGATTAAGGCACATACCAATAAGGAACTAGCTAAAAACTGGGTATTATTGGATAAGTTGCAAAAGCTAGATGTAAATAGTGAAAACCTAGATGCAGAACTAGCACCGATTGAACAAGAACTAACTAAAGAACAATTGCTACGAAAGGACAAAGCAAAAGTTGATAAAGAGTTAGGAAGTGTTTCAAAAGAATTAGATAAAGCCAATGATGAAATCGATAACCTAAAAGCACAACAGGAGCAAATACAAGAACAAGCTAGAGAACGTGAACTTGATTTGAAAGATAAAAATAACGAATTATCTAAACGCTTAACAGCAATCACGAATAGACTTGATAAAGTGCTAGAGCAAAAAGAACGCTTGCAAGAACGCTTGCAAGAACGCATGGACAATAAAGTATTATCTAATGAAGAGCGAATTGAAAAGCTAATGGATGCGTTGCAAGAACGCATTGATGCGGTGCGTGCAATTCGTGATGGTGGATTTGGCACAATTCCAAAATACATGGAACGTGCTAAAAATGAATTAGGTGATTTGACATTATCTCAAGCTAGTCAATATAAGAAATACCAAAATCAAGCAGTACGAGATGGCAAAAAAGCAGATAGTGCATTGGCAACTGGTAAAGTAGATGAAGCGCTACAAGCTAAACAATCACAAATGCTGAACCAAGCAAGGGCAAGAGTAGCGTTTGAAAATTCAAAGGCTATTAAGAAACTACGCACTAAACTATTAGACCAACTAGGCAGAATGACACGCAGTCAAAATCCTATCATGATTGAACCTAATATGCGATATTTCTATACGCATATGGCATATCAAATGGGATTGACTAAGTATGATGGCTTACAACCTACTAATGGTTTTGACATGATGGCCGTGATTAAAGCACTCGATGCAGATGCTGACATTATGGGCGATAAGGAAGCGACTGTACAACTTGAACCATGGATATACGAAATGTTCGATGCTCAATCGCCTAGAATGTTTAGCACACTAAAAATGAGTGAACTCGAACAGTTAGAGGAACTCATGACAGGTATGTACAAGAGCGGTAGAACTCAATATGAGGGAAGTACACTAATCGATGAAAAGGGGAATAACGTTACAATTGATGACGCTATATTCCAAATCATTGATAAGGCAGCCGAAACATTTGGTAGAGATAATGGGAATGTATTCAATGAGTTAAACAACCGCAGCCGTGCAGATGCATTGTCTAACACATTGAATAACTTTAACTTATCATTATTGAAAGCCGAAACATTCTTACGCAGATTGGATGGTGGAAAGAATGGCCCTGCAGTTAGATATATTTACGAGCCAATTAATAAAGCTACTCAGAAATTTAACGAGTACAAAGAAAAATCTATGTATAGATTGGCCAGAGATGTAAAAGCGGTATATTCCAAGAAACAACTATTTGATGTTCGTAATGATCATCTCTATAACGTAGGTGAGCTACGCAACGTTACAAAAGAACAAATCATCATGCTTGCATTAAACTGGGGAACAGAAAAGAATAGACAACGTGCATTGGAAACTATCCAAAGTAATGAAGTAGAAATGGAACGAGTGTTCCAAGAATACATGACGGATAAGGACTGGGAATTTGTCATTCGCACATGGGAACATATCAATTCATTTTATGAAGAACGCAGTAAAGTGCAAGAAGAGTTGTATGGTAATCCTTTGAAGAAAGAAAAGGGGATTACATTCACGATTGGCGGTAGAGAAATTCAAGGTCAATATTTCCCTATTGTGTACAATCCTAAAGTAAGTGCTAAAGTATCTGATTTCCAAACAGAGGATATAGCCAAAACGATGATTGCTAGTAATGCAATCTTTGGTACTGGTATGGGTGCTACTAAATCACGTTTGGATGTAGTTAAAGGTAAGTCCTTGATGCTTGATTTTGATGTTATCCCTAATGCGATTACAGAGGCTATTAATCACGTTACCATGCGAAAAGCAGTAACGGATGTAAATAAGTTAGTTGGTAATAGCCGTTTCCAAGAATATATCGTTGATAAATTTGGCATGGAAACCTACCAATTCTTGCGTACATGGGTTAGAGATAACTGGAAAGACGAAGCATCACAAGTAAGTACTATCGGTAGATTGCTTATGACACTGAAGAAGCGCACCACTGAGGCAGTTATGATTGGCCGTGTATCAGTCGCATTACAAAATGCGTTAAATATTCCTGTTGCTATGTATCGTATTGGTGTAGGGAATACACTCAAAGCAATTAGTGATGCAGGTGTTGGGTTCTATGGTGTAGGTACAGCCAAGTATAACGCAACACGTGATTTCGTTTTATCTCAATCTATATTCATGAGGGAACGTGTTCAAACACTAGATAAGGACTTGAAACAAGGACTATCTATTGAGGGTAAAGGCTTACGCATTGGTGATACAAATGTTGGTGGTTATAAAGCTGAACAATTAGCTAATATCCGTGATGATATTAACCAAATGGGATTTAGATTGTTAACAGAAACTGATTTTGCATTATCTATTCCTGTATGGAAATTTGCATACGATAACAAAGTACTAGAATTACAAAGTGTTGAGGGAGTAACGGCAGAATTCGTAGAACAGGAAGCTATTAGTGCT